CACATATAGCGCCAGGGGTCGATTCCAGCAAGGCGGCATACCCTCCCCCCCGGTTCGCCACTAGGTCGGGGGTGTACTACTCAATTTTTCCCAGGTATTTTCAAAAAAAGGAGCCTTAACATGAATGACCAAGCAAAGTTGCAGAAAGAGTTGCATAGCGTAGTATTGGGGTTGCTAAGACAGGGGTTTACCCTACAATCCGTAATTCATGCGTTAATCGTGGAATCAGAGAAGATGTCTGAGTCAGCGGCAGTAGTACAAGCGATAGATGATTTTAACCAACAAAAATAGATAGGGATAAACAATGGCATACGATAAGCCTTTTGAGATTAAGCCAGGTAACTTTCAGTTATTTAAGAACTTAAAAAAGATGGATCCAAAGCACGCGGATTGGACAGGCACGATTAAGTTGCCAGATGGGCGCGAGTTCTGGTTCAATATGTATGACAAACAAGGCCCCAAGGGAACCTATTTTTCTGGATATATCGGGAAAGAGAAACAACAGTTAAATGCCCCGGCATCGTTTAATAGCTTTGCGCCGTCTGGTGTGATTGGCCGCCCTGAGAATTACGCAGAGGTAGCGCCGTTGGATGATGTGCCGTTCTAATGGCCACAACCAGGCCAAAGGCTAAAGTAGCGAGTCAGATTCCATCCCTACAAAACTGGGGTGGGATCCGATCGATACAGAAGAGGCTAGAGCGGTCAGCCACCATCACAGAGAATCGTGAGGCGGTTGCCTACTCTTTGCTTTGTATGGCCAATACCAAGATTACAGACATCATGGAGTGGGACGATGAGGGTAAGGTTAAGGTTAAAGCTAGTAAAGATATTCCTGATCATGCCTTGCAAGCCATCAAAAGTATTAAAGTTAATAAGGATGGTAATTTAGAGTTGGAGTTGTACGACAAGGTCGGCGTACTGCGCCTACTGGCCAAGGCATCAGGTCTCCTGGATAACCCAGACGAGTCAGATAAGCCATCAGTTATTGGCATCAACATCAAGCCACCAGATGTCCAAGATGTGGAAGTTGATTAAAAAACAACAATAGGTATTGCTTTTTATTTTGTAGTCATTAATATCGGGGTTGAGCGATATCGCTTACAACTTGGAGAGCAATGTGACTACATTTACCACCGATGACCGCAAGAAGGCCCAGCACACACCCACAGTAGTTGTTGACTCTGGCGCAAGCTACGAGGAGCCTATCCCGTTTGCTGGCATAGTCGAGGTTGATCCTGATTGGGAAGAGGAGGATGTCTTGATGGATGACATTACTAACCCAAGAATGAATGGTATCGGTGAGCGGTGGGGCGAGTGAGTTTCACTATCTATACGCATGATGGCATGAAAGTAATTATGTGGTTTAAAAATATAGATCTCTTATTGATATCAATTAAAAACAATCCTAAAGACCATTACCACAGGAACTAACCATGATAATTAAGTCACCTTTTTGGCATATCCTCCAGCGTGAAATAGAGAATAGAAAGAAGAGTAAAAAATGAGCCACTTTGAACCTAACAACCCCCAGCATGACGCGGTCAACCACCCAAAGCACTACACCAGCCACCCGTCAGGCGTAGAGTGTATTCAGATAACAGAGCATATGGGGTTTTGCCTGGGCAATGCCATGAAGTATATTTGGCGCGCTGACGAGAAACACGATGCCATTGAGGATCTGCGTAAGGCCAAGTGGTACATCGAGCGCGAAATATCTAAGAGGTTAAAATGATAGAGGCTATTGTTAAACCCCAGCAACTAGACAATGATGTTGGCGTAATCAAAATACTGCAACTGATGGGTCAACTCAGCTTGAGTGATATCCAATATGTCTTAAAAGTTACCTTGCACATTTATGGAAAAGCACAAGAAAAATGAAAACAATGAAATGGTACGGCACCGCGCTTTGCTTAGTTGGGATTGCGCTTACTAGCTTTAATGTCTACCCTCTTAATATCCTAGTTGGCTTTATTGGCTCTTTGCTTTGGTCAATCGCTGGGTATATGGAAGATGACTTGCCATTGCTAGTAGTAGAGATGGCCGCAACTCTAATGTATTTTTGCGGCATCGTAACATATTTGTTAATGGCGCTTAGATCCTGGGGCGCATTTTCGTAGCGTATATTACACAAACTTTACAATGTGTTTCTCAAACTTTACAATCTATAGGTCTTTATTGGTTCATGGCTTTTTGCATCTACATTGCAAGCCCACTTAACTGATTCTTCCGCAGTCAATCCCATTCTCATGCAAACCTCAGCGGCCATTGCTCCGCTACCTATTGCCATAAAAGCCCTAACTCTTTCCCACTCTAAATCATCTCCGCAAGCAAACAGGCCATCTTGAGTAAGTTTAAGAAACGAACTATCTGGTTTTAGTTTTGGCTTGGCCTTAGTTTTTTTGGAAAGATATTCAACAACCTTTTCGCCATCTACCCAGTTGCCAGCCACTCCTAACCAGCCACCATCTATTGCAATAATCTTATCTTCAAAATATTTAATGCCTGTTTCGTCATCTGTAAATTGACTGTCAGCCACCATTATTTTGTTTGTCCAATCACCAACAATAGTAGTCATTTTTTATACCTTGTTAATACAACCTCTAAACTCAAACTCATCCTCGCCACAGACCTGGATCAACTCAGGCAACATCAAGCGGCCACGCTCAAAAGACAATAACACTAGTCCAGAACGCCAGTCCTTTGCGTTATCTTCCGTATAATGTACGAATTGTTCCGAGTTTGGATCTGCTAAGGTTCCTGTTTGCACGCCATATCGCGTACCACCATTAGATCTGAATGCTGGACTCATATCTGTAACGGGTTGTACGGCTAGGTTGTGGGTATGCCCCGTGATTATATTGACACCGCTCGCAACCGAGTTGGCTCTACCAGCCCCGAAACCACCCTTAAATCGGTGCTTGATAACTGTATCGTCATTTACCCAATAAGACCAACAAGGTTTCCACATGGGAAAGTGGTCTTTTAGCGTCATGCCTTTAACGCCCTCATACTGTGGAACTTGTGCGGCTAAGAATGTTTCAAAACGAGCGTCATGGTTTCCTAGAGTCCAGATCAACTCCGCGCCCTTGGATACATTTTCAATATTACCCATGAACTCCTGGCACGCCTCCAACTCTTCTTTGACTGTTGGGGTATTAGACCAGCCTATCCTTGGGTGCCGAGATGCCTGGGAGCCGTCAAAAATATCCCCGTTAGCTATGACTACCTTTGGCTTAAACTCTTTGATAATCATCAATAGCGCTTTATAGGCGGTAGTGTAATCATCTGGCCAGAAATGAGCGTCTGAGAATACGACTACGCGCCCCTTTTCCATTTGAATGCCGCGCCTGGCATTACCTGGTGTCTCTTCAGTTCTGGAAATTCTGGTCAGTTCAAACTTTACTGGTAAAGTCATGCTATATCTTGACTCAATAGCGCGTCTGCGTTTCAAGACATTGCGAATATTAATATCGTGTATTTTTGAAAATTCAGTTGGGCTTTGTAGTTCTTGCCATGATGCAATAAACTGATCGTCTGTTAGGTGATATCCAGCCATATTTTCTCTCAAATATTTTGCATATTGTTGTTTATACAGTATATTTACTAAAATATCATTAAAAAGGTAATCAATGTCTAGAACCAAAGAGATGAGTTCTAAAGCATTACCAGACTCTGGTCTGAATTTAGACTTTTCTAAAAGCCCAGAAGTATACAAGTTCTTAACAAGCAATGCATTCGTGCGCGGCATGATGGGGCCAGTAGGATCTGGCAAATCATATGCGTGCGCCGCTGAGGTATTCATCAGAGCAATTCAGCAAAAGCCTAGCCCTATCGATGGCATCCGATATAGCCGTTTTGTTATCGTACGAAACTCGTACCCAGAACTTAAGACTACCACAATCAAGACCTGGTTAGACCTATTCCCAGAGAATACCTTTGGGCCAATGCTCCATACTCCACCGATCACGCACCATATCCGCTTACCCAGTAGGGAAGGGGCGGCTGGTATCGATTGCGAGGTTATCTTCCTGGCGCTTGACCAGCCAAAAGATGTGCGAAAGCTACTCTCTTTGGAGTTGACAGGCGCATGGGTTAACGAGGCGCGTGAACTACCAAAAGCCGTTATTGATGGACTCACCCACCGCGTAGGACGATACCCAACTAAGCGCGATGGTGGCGCATCTTGGCATGGCATTTGGATGGATACCAACCCGATGGACGATGACCATTGGTGGTACCGCATGGCAGAGAAAGAAAGAATGACGGGCGCGTATGCTTGGAAGTTTTTTAAACAACCTGGTGGCGTAATAGAGATATCTAAAGATGAGTTGCCAGAGAATCCAGAGGCTAACGATTGTATCTTTGCGTCTAGCAAATGGTGGCGCGTAAACAACAAAGCTGAGAATGTGGCTAACTTACCGGCCGGATACTATCAGCAAATGCTATTGGGTAAAAATTTAGATTGGATTAGATGCTATGCAGAAGGAAAATACACATATGTTCAAGAAGGTAAGTCGGTTTGGCCGGAATATGACGATAACATTATGTCTGGTGATGTCGAGTTGGATCTCTCGGTTCCGCTCCAGATAGGATTAGACTTTGGTTTAACCCCGGCGGCGGTCATTGGTCAGCGCTTACCGAATGGAAGGTGGGTAATCCTTGATGAGATTGTTACTTTTGATATGGGTTTGGAGCGTTTTGGTCATCAACTTGTGTCCGAAATCAACGCCAGATACCCAAATATGCAAGTTCTTGTATGGGGTGACCCAGCCGGTATGGCCAGAGATGCAATCTATGAGGTTACCGCCTTTGACTTTCTTAAAACACTAGGGCTAAAGGCTCAACCTACCCCATCAAACGACTTCAAGGTACGCCGAGAGTCAGCGGCCGCGCCCATGCAACGCCTTATTAACGGCAAGCCAGGCCTAATTGTTGACACAAAATGCAAGTTATTGCGTAAATCACTAGCCGGTGGGTACCACTTTAAGCGTATATCAGTCGGATCAGGGCAAGAGCGCTTTAGAGATGCCCCAAACAAGAACGAACACTCCCATGTGGGCGATGCCTTTGGGTATCTACTACTAGGTGGTGGCGAATACAAGCGCATGACCAGGGGTAATCTAGGGGCATCTAAGACATTCATAGCCCAAACTGTAGCTAATAGCGATTTTGAGATATTTGGCTGATGAAGATATCTATTCCATACGAAGTATTGAATGAGCAGATGCATAAGCGCAGAGGCTTATTCACTTTGCCGTTTGTTATTGAACACTTTGACCAGATGGATATAGACCAACCTGAGTTGCTGGCAGTATCTAGAGGTTATGGCATTCGAGATATGGTGTCTAGCCAGGCTCAACTGGGTACGGCTATCACTATCTTCTATAAGGGTAAACCCGTAGCTATTGTTGGTGTCATATTATTCTGGGGTGGCGTTGGTGAGATGTGGGCGTTGTTCGATCACCAGGCTAGAAAGATGCCATCCACAATGGTTAAGTGTGCTTTATCGTTTATAGATATCGCTATGAGATATCTAGACTTGCATAGATTGCAAATAACAGTTAGAACAGATGACAGTCGTGCTATTCGTTATGCGAAGGCTCTGTTTTTTGAAACCGAATGCGTAATGAAAAAGTATGGCCCAGACAAAGTTGATTCTTACTTAATGACGAGGTTATAAATGGGTGGATTATTTGGTGGTAAGCCAGACACAGGGCCAGCAGAACGCGCGGCCGCTGAGACCAAGGCTCAAACAGAGGCAATGCAACAACAAGCCGCTGACGAAAAGCGTTTATTGGCAGAGCAAAATGCGGCACGCCAGAAAGCGCGATTGCGTGGTGGTAGTCGGATGCTTTTATCTGACACTCGTTTAACTCCAGAGACAGGCGTACAAACCCTTGGATCTGATAAATCAGGAGTAATGTAATCATGGGTGGAGCCGTATCGCCAGTAGTAAAACTTTTTTCTAAAACAAGTGAACGAGCAAACAATGCGGTTCAAGAAGCGGCTGGTAACGATAAGCCAGTAGAGAAGGCTGGTGTAACAACCGCAACTTCAGAGCAAGAGCAAGAGGCCGCACGCGCTCGCTTACGCCGTAGAGGTGGCCGTCAACTGTTATCTGATGCTCGCTTAAATGCAGAGGGTGGAGTGCAAACCCTAGGTGGAGGATCTAACCTTGGATGATAAATCAAAGATGCAAAAGAAAGTCAGCAAGGTAATGCGCGAGTATAAAGCTGGCGGTTTACATTCTGGCAAAGGTGGCCCTGTTGTTAAGGATCAAAAACAAGCCGTAGCTATTGCTATGTCTGAAGCTGGGATGGCTAAGAAAAAATGAAAAACGGACTCTATGCCAATATTCACCGAAAGCGTGAGCGGATAGCTGAAGGCTCTAAAGAGAAGATGCGTAAGCCTGGTTCGCCTGGCGCTCCTACTGACGCTCAGTTTAAACAAGCGGCTAAAACCGCAATGAAACCTAAGCAAAAATAATGGCACTTACTGTTGAGCGCGAGTCTCTAAGCACCAAGTCTTGTCACGTATCTGTTAGCTACGCTGATAAAAACGATGTGCAGACTATTGTTGGCTCAGAGAGAGCATTGCCAATAATTGAGATCAATCACCTTAGGTTGCATGAGGGTAGAGCTTATTATGCCTACAAGACGCATAAAGACTCAGCAAGGTTAGGTGTTGGAGCAAGTATTGATATTGCATTAGCTTTCCCAGCTAATGTAGAGGCTCACGCAGTTGTTGATTATCAATGCGGTGGCGAGACTGAGGTTTATGTATATGAGTCCCCGACAACAAGTGGTGGCACATCAATGACTTTGCATAGACGTAATAGGGTAATTAATACTGCTAGTCAGGGTGTCGCAGTACTAAACCCTACTGTAAGTTCGGTAGGTACAGAGTTTTATTCAGAGCTTATTACAAGCGCAGAGGGGTCTGGTCACAGAAGTGGTGGCGGTGGTCGTGGTTCTAGCTTTGAATTTATATTAAAACCGCTTACAACTTATCTCTTTAGATTGACAAACGTAAACGGTAGTTCTCAGATGGCTGAGTTGCGGATAGATTGGTACGAATGAAAAAAGAGCATAAGAGTCCAAGCGGCGGTCTTACTGAGGCTGGCCGCAAATACTTTAAGCGGACAGAGGATTCTGATTTAAAGGCGCCAGTTAAGT